CGAAGCTCCTGTTGAGAAACAGGAAACTCGTTCAGCGGTCACGACCGCATCTAACCCCGCTCCTGCGATGGAAGAACAAACTCCCAACCTGGAGGTGATCCGGTCGGAGGCCAAAAAGGCTGAAAAAGACCGCGTTGCCGCCATCAACGCCCTGGGTGCTCAGCACCGTATGGCAGACCTGGCACAAGAATTGATCGATGGAGATAACTCCATCGATGAAGCTCGTGCTGCATTCCTCGAAAAAATCGGAACCCGTCAAGTGGAACAGCCCATCCGTTCTGCCGATGTCACTTCCAACGATGTCGGTCTTTCTCAAAAAGAAGTCAAGCGCTTCAGCTTCATCCGCGCTCTGAACTATCTCGCCAACCCTGGCGATCAAAGCGCACGCCGCGAAGCTGAGTTCGAGATCGAAGTTGGCAACGCTGCTGCTAAGCAGTACGAGCGCACCTCCAACGGCATCGTGGTGCCTAACGAGGTTCTGCGTCGTGACCTGAACGTTGGTACTGCCACCGCTGGTGGCAACCTCGTTGATGACGAACTGCTGTCTGGCAGCTTCATCGATCTGCTCCGTAATCGTCTTGCTCTGGCTCAAGCCGGCATGACCACCCTGAGCGGACTGCAGGGCAACATCTCTATTCCCCGTCAGACCTCAGCTGCCACCGCCTATTGGGTTGGTGAGTCTTCTTCCCCGACCGAAAGCCAGCAGGCTATCGATCAGGTGAACATGTCTCCCAAGACCTGTGGCGCCTTTGTCGACTACTCCCGTCGCCTGCTGCTTCAGTCCAGCATCGACGTGGAAGCCATGGTTCGCGATGACCTGGCTCGTGTGATCGCTCTGGAACTGGATCGCGTCGGTATCTACGGCACCGGCTCTTCCAACCAGCCTCTTGGTATTAACAACACCAGCGGCATTGGTTCCCAGACCATCACCACCTTCGGTACCTTCGCTGAGTACATCGGCATGGAAACCGATGTGGCTGCTGCTAACGCTGATGCTGGCTCCCTGCGTTACATCATCAACGCATCTGCCCGTGGCGCTCTGAAGAGCACCGAGAAGGCATCCGGCACCGCTCAGTTCGTGTACGAAAACGACGAGATCAACGGCTACCCCGTGATCGTGTCGAACCAGCTGCAGAACAACGACGCTCTGTTCGGCGACTTCAGCATGCTGATCATGGGCATGTGGTCTGGCCTGGATCTGACCGTGGATCCTTACGCCGGAGCAACTGCTGGCACCGTCCGCATCATTGCTCTGCAAGATGTTGACTTCGCTGTCAAGCAAGCTGGCGCCTTCTGCCTGGGCACCTGATAACAGGTGACTTGTTCCATCGCTTCTGACTCATGAAGGTTGAAATTCTGAGGCAAGTGATGATCTCCGGTGAGCCCGCTATGGCGGGCTCCATTTTGGAGGTCAGCGACGAAAACGCTCGCATCCTTCTTGGTCTCGGCAAAGCTGTCGAGCATAAACAGGAGGCGGTTGTTAAAGAGCAGCCTTCTGAGGAGGAGGCACCAAAACCCAAAACCACTCGACGGAGGACTAAGGAATCATGAGCGTCGGTAACACTCGACGGACTATGACCGTCCTGTCGTTTGCGCCTAACGACGTTGTTGCAGCTAGCAGCAATGAAACTGGCGTTGACCTTCAAGATTATGAAGGTGACATCACCCTGATCCTCGACGCTGAGGCTGGCGGCGCAAGCATCACCTATGCCGTCAAGGTGCAAGATTCTCCTGACAACAGCACGTTCACCGATGTGAGCGGAGCTGCTTTCACCACCACGACTGCCAACACTGCTCTCGTCGAGAGCCTTGTAGTCAATACTGATGAGATCAATCGCTATGCGCGTGTTGTGATCACTGTTGCTGGTGGTTCTGGTACAGGAGCTGTGAGCGTGACTGGCTTGGGCCAGAAGAAGTACGCCTGATTTTTGACCCGCTGCCCCCGCAATGCGGGGGCTTTTTCATATGGCACTTTCATTCACTGAAGATCTCGACGCTTTTTTCGATACGCCGGGCTTTACGGTGCCAGTAGTTTTTGGCGCAACTAATGGAGTTGGATACTTCGAGTCGCCTAACGAAATCATTGCTGACGGAGTCGTGCTGACGACTGACTACGCAGTCGTGGTGAAAACATCTGATTTCTCATCTGTGGCGCGGGGCGACACGATGACTGTTGACAGTGTGGATTACACGGTTCGAGAGCCGATGTTGCTTGACGACGGTAAAATTATGCGTGTGATGTTGATGAAGGACTGATGTCTGGTATCTACGGCAGTTGGGCCAGTCGTCGGGACAACATCGTTGAGCTTGGTACGCTAACGACTACGACTTCCACTGACTCCGTAGAGGTCTCAGGCACGAAATTTACTTTCGCTCATACGATCGTCGGCTCAAATATCAGGACGATTGATGAGGGCAGTATTGATGGGACCAACTGGTTTGCTCTTGACGGAGAGAAAACCCATGAATCGACTGGGACGTATGGCCATAGTTATTCACACAAAGTTGTTCGTTATGTGAGATGTCGTTGCACTGCGATTGGGACTGACGAGAGTGTGAATGTCTGGATGGCTTGTGACTAGTGGACAAGACGACCTACGAGAACTGGGTCCGAGTCAAAGAAGCTTTGGAGGCATCAGGAAAGACTGATTCCTTCTTCTACAAGCGTGCTGTCTATATCGTGCAGAATAAACGTGACCCTGGCCCAGGCATATGACTACCAAGCGCGAGAACATCCTTGCTGCAATCAAGACAGCGCTGACTGGGACTGCAGGAGTCGGGACAAGGATTTATAGAAGCAGGGTCGAGCCGTTGAGTCGTGTGGAGTCACCTGCGATTGTCATTGAGCCAATCAGTGACACACCAGAGCAAAACACCAGCTTGCCAACACTGGACTGGACTCTTCGCGTGCGAATTGTGGTCATTGAACGAGCCACTGTTCCTGATCAAGCGGCGGATGACACGATCGAGGACATGCATTCCAAGATTATGGCGGATCTAACTTTGGGCGGTTATGCGATTGATGTGCAACCAGCTCAGACCAGCTTTCAGTTGCTTGAAGCAGATCAACCTGCGGGTGTGATTTTCTGTGAATACGAGATTCGATATCGCTCACAAGTTGCTGATCTGACTCAATAAGGAGTCAGCGATACGCTGAACCTAACCACCTTCTCCACTTACCATGTTGGATGAACACAGTGGTCACGGCGGGAGTTACCTCCTTGATCCTGAAACGGGCGTACGCACTTTGATCAAGCGGACGCTTCCACCACAACCATCACAGGAAACATCCGATGGCACTGCTACTACGCAAACGCCTGATCCTGATCGAGACGGAGTCGACGTACGGGACGGATCCGACCCCGGACGGAGCCGACGCCGTACTCGTAAGGGATCTGAGCATCACTCCTCAGAGCAGTGATGTTGTTAGCCGCGACTTGATTCGTCCTTACCTGGGTGCCTCACAACAGCTGCTTGCGAATACTCGCGTTGAATGCACTTTCAGCGTTGAGCTTGTCGGTTCTGGCACCGCAGGTACTGCTCCTCAGTACGGCAAAGCTCTGAAGGCTTGTGGTCTTGCTGAGACCATTGTCGCCAGCACCAGTGTCACCTATGACCCTGTCAGCTCAAACTTTGAGTCTGTCACCATCCACTACAACATTGATGGCGTCCGTCACAAGATGACTGGTTGCCGTGGCAGCGTTTCGCTGACTGCCAATGTTGGCGAAATCCCGACCTTGGACTTCACTTTCACCGGCATTTACAACGCGCCTGACGACACGGCACTGCCTACGCCGACTTATGCCAACCAAGATGATCCTCTGATCTTCAAGAACGGCAATACCAGCAGCTTCCAGTTGTTGTCGTATGCAGGCGCTCTGCAGAGCTTCTCCTTCGATCTAGGCAACACCACCACTTACCGCGAGCTGGTTGGCGGCTCAAAGGAAGTGCTAATCACTGATCGTGCCGCCTCCGGCTCGGTTTCAATCGAGGCAGTTTCAATTGCCACGAAGGATTACTTTGCCGCTGCTGTTGATGATGCTGCTGCTTTGGGCAACCTGCAGTTCACTCATGGCAGCACCGCTGGCAACATCGTTCAATTCACTTCCAGCAAGGTGGATATTGGTGATGTCGCCTACGGTGACTCTGACGGCATTGCAATGCTCGAGATCCCGTACACCTGCGTCCCAGATTCAGCTGCTAACGCTGAGTTTGACCTGATCTACACCTGATACAGTCCCCAAGCCGGGAACAAGTGGAGGAGCCTTTGCGGGCTCCTTTTTTTTGTGTATGCTGAGCCGGCTTATGCGTTTACCCAATGGCTTTTGTTCGTAAGAAGGTAAAAACCTTCAAGTGGCCTGTTGAAGTCAAAGAGCCCAGCGAGACTAAGCCTGGAAAATTTGACAGTCATGAGTTTACTGCGATTTTTAATCGCGTCGCTCGTTCTGTCATTACCAGCATGGTTGATGAAGATGAGAATGCACTGCTGGAACTAATTCTTGCCGGATGGGAGGGCATTGAGGAAGAGGATGGCACTCCGATCGTGTTCGACAAGAAAACGCTCAAGGAGTTTGCAGATGATCCGTATTGGATCAAGGCCGTGATCAGCGCCTACACCGCCACCTACAACGAGGCTGAGGCGGGAAACTAAAAGAGGCCGCCATCTATTGGGCCAGTGGCGGCAAGCAAGTAGAAGACAAAACGCATGATGATGCTGCAGCCTTCGGGTTGCAGCTGCCAAAGAAGGAGGAGAAGAAAGAAGAGCACTTTGAGGTGTGGGAGGAAAACTGGGAAGCAGTCACGATGTTCCTGCGTATGCAGACGCAGTGGACGACATCTATGGCTGGTTATGTCGGCTTGAAATACGAGGTACTGCTGGGTTCCGGTGGCTTATTTGACCTATACAATGTGGAAGATCGCCGCGACGTGCTGGAGCGCCTTCAGGTTTTGGAGGCAACGGCCCTATCCGAACTGAGGAAACGCTCTGATGGCAAAGGCAATTGAGACTCTTTCCATCAAGCTTGAGTTCAAGGATGCCGGAACTCAGCAGATAATTAACAAGCTCAACTCCTCTTTCAAGGGGCTTGAGCGGGTTATTTCTGGCAACACTAAACCTGCAATTCAGAAGCTTAGAAGCGAAATAAACACTTTTGCTGCTACTGGCAACAAAAGCATTAGCACCATTGAGTCACAAGTAACTGCACTTCGCGCTTTACGTCGAGAAGCGGATATAAATAGTAAGGAGTTTAAGCAGTTAACAGCTGATATCTCTAAATACGAGAAGCAGCTGGGGAAAGCTCAGGGGCGCAGGCCTGCGCGAGGCGGCCGAGCACTTGCTGCAACACAAATGGCTGGTGCAGCCATCTCTGGTGGAATTTTTGGTGGCCCTGAAGGTTTTGGCGGAGCGGTTCTTGGCGGCGCAATTGGCGGTGTACCTGGAGCATTTGCAGGTGCTGCTATTGGTGCTCAAGTTGGAATGATTAGGCAGTCTCTTGGCGGTGTTGCAGAGACTGTGGCTGAAATCAATTCAATGAAGATTGCTCTGGCAGGCGTCAGCGAAAGTGCTGAAGATTACAGGCAAAGTTTTAACAGCGTTATTGAAATCTCCAAGCAGTTCTTGTTCCCAGTAGACAGGGCTATCGGAGAATTCACAAGATTAAAAGCCGCCGTAGTTGGCGCAGGTTTTGGCACTAAAGAGGCCACTGATGTTTTCAAAGGCTTTGCTGCTGCAATTCTGGCAACTGGCGGTAATTCCGAGAAACTAAGCGGTGCGCTTCTTGCTGCATCTCAGGTGTTCAGCAAAGGTAAGGTTCAAGCTGAAGAATTGAGAGGTCAAATTGGTGAAAGATTGCCAGGTGCTTTTACTACCTTTGCTCAGTCAATTGGAGTATCTTCGCGGGATCTTGACGAGATGCTTCGCAAGGGCGAGGTAAGCACGGAGAACTTCGTCGAGTTCACTCGTACGTTGTTCTCGCGGTATGAGAAGACCGCTGAGACCCTTGGAAGTTCACCTGAAAAAGCAGGTCAAAGGCTTCAGCTAGCGCTGAGCCTCGCGACATTGGAGTACGGCGGATTCTTCCAAAAAGTTGGAGCAGGCTTCCAAGATTACTTGGCAAATCTTGTTAATTTTGTGACGGAAAATAAGAAAAACTTTATTAAAATTGTCGCTAACGTTGCCGCTTTTTCTCAAGACATTGTCGCTCAAGTAAAGAGTGCGGCGATGAATATTGCTACGCCTTTTATTCTTGCCTTCAGCGCCCTTGAGGTAAAAATTGAAAACTTACAACAGCAATTTGGCCTTTTGCTTGAGGCCGCAAAGGCTTTTGGGAGACTGGTGCTTCGCGCTGACGGCTTTGATGGATTTGACTTGCCTCCATCTGGAAGGCCTTCTGTTGAGGAACGAGCCACTGCGATTAGAGGTCAGCTCGAGGGCTTGTTTGCACAGTTTGACCCCACCAGTTTTGGCACCAGCCTTGGCGATAAGCCGCTTCCTGGTGGTGAAGATCAAGACACCGGAGACGGCACCGGCACCAAGAGCACTTTAGGCCGCCGGATTGAGCAGGCTCAGCAGCTTGAAGAGCGCATGCGGCGGCAGCTTCTTGTTGCTCAATCTCAAAGTCAGATCGGAAGACTTCTTGCTCAACAAGCCAACCAGCGGGCTCAGCTTGAAGACAAGATAGTCAAGCTAAAAGAAGGTGGATCCAGCAAAGAGATAGAGCAGGCGACACAATCAGCAAAAATCCTTCTACAAGAAAAGCAAAGAGAAGAGCTTCAAACTCGTATCAACAAGCTTTACGACTCAGCACTTTCTCCGCTCAACAATGCCATTGCAGCAATAAAAGAAAAAGCTGCATCTGACGAGCGCTATAAGGAATTGCTTGCCAAAGGCATCAATCCGCAGCGAGCAAAGGATATCGTCAATCTCGAGAAACTGAAGAAAAAAGCCCTCGAGCGATTGGACGTGGAAATCGATGTCCTCAAGGCAATTGTGAACCAAGGAGGTGCGACGCAAGAACAGATTGACGCGCTTGATGAGTTAATTAGAAAGCGGAAGGAAGCAGAAGGGATAGACCCTGAGGAAAAAACAGAGGGCGGAGATTACAAAGACAAAGAAAGTGATTTCAAAAATTTCCAAGAAACATTCGAGGAAGGCCTCAAGGACATGGTTGACATTGGCCCCAAGCTTGCAAATGTTGCGTTGGATGCGATAGGCAGTGTTACTGATGGTCTTATCGAAATGGCGGTTACTGGCAAGGCAAACTTCAAGGAGATGGCCGTTTCAATCCTGAAGGATTTGGCCAAGATTATGCTTAGGGCTGCGATGGCAAGGATAGTTGCTGGAGCCCTTGGCATACAACTAGAAAAAGGTGGAGTTATTCAAGGCGGTCAACTCAAGCCTTTCGCAAAAGGTGGTGTCGTTGCAGGCCCTACTATTTTCCCAATGGCTGGCGGCAACGTTGGCTTGATGGGCGAAGCTGGTCCTGAAGCAGTTATGCCGTTGAGGCGTGGTGCTAATGGCAGACTTGGTGTTGAGGTTGCTAATCAAAGCAATGCTATTGATGCGATGAATCGTTATTCACGCAAAGGTGGGTTGGCTCAGATGGATCGTGCAGATTCATCAAATGATGAGCCTGTTGGTTCACCTGAGTCAGTTAACAGGCCAATCGACGTTCGCTACACGGTGGAGCGAATCAACAACGTTGATTATGTGACGGCTGATCAGTTCCAAGCTGGCATGAGGCAAGCTGCTAATCAAGGTGCTAAACAGGGTGAGCAACAAACATTGAAGCGGCTGCAAATGAGCGGTAGCACTCGTAAGAGGTTAGGAATGTGACCAAGTTTGGTTTTGGACATGCCGTCAGGATTTACCCCGGAGGCGGCAAGGCTGCTGTGAAGCGGTTTCAAAACTTTTTCATTGGCAGCGTAGTAACGCATAAAAGCACGGCGCAGCGTGAAGAGCCGATTGACGGCGATAAATATATTTTTGTGCCGTTTGGATTTTCCGGGGTCACAGTCAATCGGACAGGTGACGGCTTAGAGGCAACTCTTGTTTTCCCAAATAATGGGCTAACGCGTGATTGGGCTGTTAGGGCAGTCGACAAGAGTTATCTCATTGAAGTCGATGTTTTGACGATTGAAGATATGGATGCTGAGACTGGCCCTAAAGCAGAACATGCCATTGTTCACAGTTATGTGGGACAAGTTACTGGCGGGCAGTGGGATAACGTTTCGCTGAATTTAGAACTCAGCTCTGTGCTAGATGCTGTTGGGACGGACGTACCGAGGCGATCATTGACGCAAAAACTTGTGGGCAACTTGCCGATTAGCAACAATGTCCGACTGCAGTGATCTAATCGGAATGCCGTACCGGCTTGGTGCTGACGGCAGTGATGGTTGTATTGATTGCATCCACTTGTGCTATGTGGCATTGGAGCGAATGGGCATTAAAGCACCACCGTTCAAACAGTCTTGGTACGAGGCTAGTAAATGGGAGGTTTGCCGTGACCTGATGCGTTGGGGTTTTCGGGTAGAAAAGCCTGAGTATGATGGGGACATTCTGCTGCTCCCGCAGCAATCCTGGGCATTCGCAGTCACATGGCAGACGGGAATCTTGTACGTCAATCGAATGTCGGAAAAGATTCAGTGGTCTTCGGTCCATCTGTTTACGACGTACCACTGCTTCCGTACGAGAAGCAGTTAATTGCAACGATTGGGATAACAGAAGAGGAGTATCGCCGTTTTTCCGCTGAAGCTAGACGCCGTGGAGCGGTAAGACCTGCAGGGTATGAACACATCCCTGACATACAAGCTGGTCCTGCAGCACCAATTCTGATCCCACTTGCAATCAGCCTTGTGCTGACTGGGGTTGCTTATCTTTTAACACCTAAACCTAAACAAGCTGAAGCATCTAGAGGAAGACAGCTAGATCTTGGTGGCACTACTGGCGCGAATCGTTTCACGCCAAGTCGTGGGTTTGAAACGCTAAATGAGCTTGCAGATTACGGATCACCAATCCCAATCATTTTTGGCCTTTACGACGATGCTGAAGATGTTGGCGGGATGTTGATCACACCAAAGCTTGTGTGGTCACGAGTGCTAAGCCATGGAACGCAACAGTCAGCCAAGTTGATGTTTGTAGTTGGCGAGCAAGGCGTTAGTGACGGTAAAGATCCGGACGGCATTGCACCACCAGAGCTTGAGGGTATCTTCCTGGGCAACAATGCTCTAGATGCTATTTACGCTGATTTCTTTACGTTTTACTGGAAGCGCGATAGCACAGTTGCAGACAACAAAAGGATTAGGAAAAAAGACAGAAGGTTTGGCCATGGCGATCCAGCTGAGTTAAGTGGGCCGGACTCTGATGCGTTCTTGGTTCCTGATAACGAAAGGGATGAAGCCAAGAGTTTTTGCCACGCATATTCTCCAGCAAACAGCACCCAATTCGGAGTTTATGGCGCCATTCCAAATGGAACGGGATACAGGGTTAATTATGAAGTGATTTCAATCCCTACTGGTACTCAAAAAGATCAACGCCATGCGTTGACCATGCGTCGCATCAAGATCACTGGCGATAGAGACAATGATATTGACAGAGATGATGAAGACAAGCTGGCTGCGGTGCGCAAACAAGACATGGACGGGGAGGGGCGTCAGTACAGCCCTCGCATGGGCTTAGTGCAGCTTCGGGAGATCGACAGCGATGGAAACGAAACCAACCGAATCAATGTTGATGGCGATTTCACTGGAACTTTAAAGCAGATCGTAAGAGTCAAAGAAGGCGATAAAGCTATATTCAAAATTCATCCCTCCAAGATCCAAGAAAACAAATACCAAAGGCGCAAGAACAAGGGTGGCGAAA